AAAGAAGAACAGATCTTTATTACCGATGTCATAATTGTTGACAGAGTAATACTATTTCAAATTTTCTCAAAAAATTGGATGGGGAATTACACAAACAATATGTATTGGAAAGATATAAAGAAGGATTGACGGGGAAAGGACACAATACACCTGACCCGGAATTTAAGCATGAGAAACCAAAGTTTTATTCCAAGATTAATTTACCCAAAATTAGTGAATTGGATGATGACCATTTTGCAAAAAAATATCTAATCAATCGTGCTATTCCACCTCAATTTTTGAGACATCTATATTATGCAGGTGACTTTAAAATGTTTGTTAAAGAGGTGACGAATCGTGATTACGATTTGAACAAAGGGGAACAGAGAATAATAATCCCGTTTTATGATAAGGATAAACAATTAATTGCATTTCAGGGCCGGGCATTTACTAATACAACTTTACGTTACATAACTATTAAGATAGACGAAGATTCACCGAAGATATTTGGATTGGAACGTCTGGATTTGACGAAACAGTTTTATGTAGTAGAGGGCCCAATTGATTCGATGTTCTTGCCGAATTGTATTGCAATGGCAGGTTCGGATGCAAATTTAAAATCACAAATTGGGATATCAAATGCGTTAGATAATCATACTGGCACGATAGTATTTGATAATGAACCTAGAAATACGGAAATCATTTCTAGGATGGAAAAGATGATTGAGAATGGATGGAATATTTGTATCTGGCCGCATCAAATGGAACGAAAAGATTTAAATGATATGGTGCTTTCTGGTACATCAGAAACTAAATTAGTAGAAATATTAAATACCAACACTTACTGCGGCTTGCTAGCTCAAACCCAACTTGCCTTTTGGAGGAAAAAATGAACCAAAATCCCGCTGTCCTGCCTACCCAATACCAACAATTTATTCATCTTTCACGGTATGCTCGATGGGATTACGATAAGAAACGAAGAGAGACATGGGGAGAAACGGTAGACCGTTATTTTACTTTTTTCCAAGAACATTTAAAGGAAGAATTCGATTTCGATTTGGAAAATGGTTTAGTGGAAGAATTGAAGGGGGAGGTTTTGGCATTGGATGTCATGCCTTCTATGCGTTGTTTGATGACAGCAGGAGAAGCTCTCCACAAAGAAAACGTAGCGGGTTATAATTGTTCTTATGTTAAAATTGACAGTTCACGTTCTTTTGATGAAATTCTTTATATTTTAATGAATGGAACCGGGGTTGGATTTAGTGTTGAAAATGTTAATGTGTCACAATTATCACCAATTGCAGATGAATTCCATCCTACTGAAACAACAATTATAGTTGCAGATTCTAAATTGGGATGGGCAAAAGCATATAAAGAATTTTTAAGTTTATTATGGATTGGTCAAGTTCCACAATGGGATTTGACTAGGGTTCGTTCTGCTGGGAAACCATTAAAAACATTTGGTGGTCGTGCATCTGGCCCGGAACCACTTGATGATTTGTTTCGATTTTCCATTAATATATTTCAAAATGCAGCTGGAAGGAAATTAAAACCAATTGAATGCCACGACCTTGTTTGCAAGATTGCAGAGATAGTTGTTGTTGGGGGTGTTCGCCGTTCGGCACTCATTAGTTTATCCGATCTTGAAGATAGGGAAATGCGTCATGCAAAATCTGGACAATGGTGGGAACATAATGTTCAACGGACATTAGCGAATAATTCTGTTAATTATAAAGGAAAACCAAATACAGGAACTTTTATGCGGGAATGGCTGTCTCTTTATGATTCCAAATCAGGAGAGAGGGGGATATATAATGGCATCTCTGCAAAAGATCAAGTAATTAAATTAAACGAAAAGGCAATCAATGGGAGCGGAGATTTTATATTTAGACGAGAACCTAGAGAAGATTTTGGGACTAACCCCTGCAGCGAGATTATACTTAGAAGCAGAGAATTCTGTAACTTATCAGAATGCGTTATCCGAAGATGGGACACTGCTGAATCTCTTTCTAAGAAAGTCAGGATTGCAACTATCCTTGGAACATTCCAATCAACTCTTACCAATTTCAAATACCTCACCAGAGAATGGAAAAAAAATTGTGCTGAGGAACGACTGCTTGGAGTATCACTTACCGGAATATTGGACAATCCGTTGACTAATGGTAAGAAAAAAGGATTGGAAACATTATTGGATGATTTACGAAAGGTAGCATATGAAACAAACAAAGAATGGGCAGATAAATTGGGAATTAAAAGATCAGCAGCTATTACCTGCGTCAAACCAAGTGGTACTGTGTCTCAGCTTGTTGATAGTGCTTCTGGTATTCATGCCCGTCATAGTCCTTTTTATATACGAACTGTGAGAGCGGATAATAAAGATCCATTATGTAAAATGATGAAAGAAAAGAAGTTCCCCAATGAGCCTGATGTGAATAAACCAGAACATACAACTGTTTTTTCTTTTCCATTTGAAAGTCCAAAGGGAGCAGTTTGCCGTACAGATATGACTGCAATTGATCAATTAGAATTGTGGTCGACATACCAAGAACATTGGTGTGAACATAAACCGTCTATTACTGTATCTGTCAAAGAAGATGAATGGTTTGATGTGGGTGCTTGGGTTTGGAATAATTTCGATTCGATTAGTGGCATTTCGTTCTTGCCTTTCAGTGAACATACATATAGACAACCGCCGTATCAAGATTGTACGAAAGAAGAATATAGCGAACTTCTATCCAGAGTCCCACAAGAAGTGGATTGGACAGAATTATCTAATTATGAGCAACAAGATTATACTGTTGCTTCACAAGAACTTGCTTGTTCAGCTGACGGCGGTTGCGAAATTGTAGACCTATGAACGGAAAGTAATGGAAATAGAATTGGATATCGAATGCAGTAATTGTGATGCGGCATATACTATGATGTATGAGTCGGATGCCATACCAAACAGACATGGAGAGCAGGCATATCATTGTTCTTTTTGTGGGATTCTAATGGAATCTTATCAGGACGAAATTGAAGAGTAATTATATTGCAGGTATTGATTATTCATTGACTTCTCCTGCTGTTTGTACGGCAGAAATAGTAGATGGTGATATTGAATATTGTAATTGTAAATTTCATTTTTTGAAACAAAATAAATCACATAAATCATTAGGTGATTCGATAATTGCACATAATTATCCAGAATATACCGATGATATTGATAGATTTAGTAAACTGGCACATTGGACGATCGAATGTATTCGTTGGTTTGATGGTCGGGTAAGTGAAGTTTATTTGGAAAATTATGCTTATGGTGCAACTGGTAGAGTATTCAATATTGCAGAAAATACGGGAATACTCAAAAAACAGCTCAGGGAGGCTGGATTCAAATGTACCGTGATTCCTCCCACGGTAATTAAAAAATATGCTACTGGAAAGGGGAATGCCAATAAAGAATTAATGTATGAGACATTTTTATCCGAAACACACGTTGATCTTCGGAGCCAGTTATCCCCGAAATCAACCAAAATATCCAACCCTGTTTCTGATATAGTAGATTCCTACTACATTTGCAAAACAGGATTTCACTTATAGGAGAATTATGCTAACTCCCTTAGAACAGTACCCTTATTCGGTGGAAACTAAAAATGATAAGATATTGATGTATACAAAAGATAGTGCTTCACATTATGCTATCCAGTTACAAGAAGAAGGAAAGGATGTTGAAGTTTGGCATGATGGCACGTTACAATATCGTCTGAATGGAATATTTCAGGGGATATTTTTTTGAAAAAAACTTGACAAATTTAAAAGAATCTGTTATACTATAGATATGGAAGTGAGAAATGAGTTTAATTGTATTTGATGACGAGAAAATAAATGACGTTAAAAAACGGAATGAAGTGGGTGAAGAAAGTATTAAAGAATTTGATGTAGTTGAGGCCTCAAGAGAAGCGAAGGGTGGAAGTGAGTTAGTTTATGCTCGCGTCAAGGAGCGGGTGCCTGAGGCCATCTGGGACTACTATCAGGTCATTCTTTCAAGGGTCCGAACACTTGAAGATAAACCTAAAATTCTTTGGTTTCAGGACACTTCTCAAGATCCCGAAGTACAATTTCTCAAGAAGAAGGAAGAGCGGGATAAATTTGAACGATTTGTATTTCCGTCCGATTGGTGTCTCGAAAAGTATAATCTCGATCTTGGAGTTGAATATGAAAAGAGTGTTATACTAAAGAATGCTATCGAACCAATTCCTGCTCATACGAAACCTAAAAATGGTCCCCTTCGACTAGCATATATTTCTACTCCCCATCGCGGCCTAGATGTTCTTATTGCTGCGTTTCGTGCTGCAAAATATGAGAACGTAGAACTTGATATTTATTCTAGTTTCAAAATATATGGTTGGGATGAGAAGGATAAAGATTATGAACCCTTATACAAGGCATGCAAAGACACACCAAATGTAAATTATCACGGAACGGTTTCTAATGAAGAAATTCGTTCAGCACTTCAACAAACACACATTCTTGCTTACCCCTGTACATACAAGGAAACAGGTTGTATTTCTGTAATAGAAGCAATGAGTGCGGGTTGTGTTGTGGTTTGTCCAAATCTGGGTGTCCTACCAGAAACGTGTGCAAATTTTGCATGGATGTACGGATATTGTCAAGACAAGTCCGAACACGCTAGAAAGTTTGCGTATGTCTTAAAGGATGCAATTGATAACTTTTGGGAGCCGCCAGTTCAGGTCGGTCTTGCATTCCAAAAGCAATACTTTGATATGCACTATGATATTGATACTACTGCAAAACAGTGGACAATGATGCTAAGCACAATCAAAGATAATTTAGAACAATCTAAATAAAAAACTCACAATGGCTAGGAAAAAAACAGTAACAGAACGGAAACCTGTTAAAGTAAAACGGACTCGTAATATTACTGAAAAGCAACGTGAAGATCTCCGTGAGCGTATGGTTGAAATGCGCAAAAAAAAGAAACCAGCAGATTACAAGAATGTGAATACGAGTGTGCTTGCACTACCGGATGATGCCACATATTCCTTTACAAATGTTAAGGAGTGGATTAGGGAATCTAAGGATCAGGTTTCTGCTTTTAATAAAACTGCTAGGAACCCAAAAGGCACTCCCCAAGAGAAACAAAAGGCAGCTAATCTCAGAGATGACAAGAAAGCCTATATTAGGCATTGCGAACATTATCTGAGACACGGTGATTGGATTGCTATGTTTTCGGGTAAAAACGAAGAATATAAAGCAGTCCCAAGGGTTGTTGCAATGGCCTATAATCCAGATGGAACACCTAAAAGAACAGTTGGATTTTGGTATCCTGATATTCAAGGAACTTGGACAAACGATATGAATGAATCTGATAATGTTGAATTTGAGAATTGGGAATATGCTCAAACGAAAGAACCCGTTGCATTGACGGATAAACAATTTACAGGGGAAATTTGATATGCCTGAATTTAGTATACAAGAAACTTTTGAACTGATTGGTAAAGCCCAGACAAGAGAAGAGAAACGACAAGTCCTCACAGATAGAGACAATTTTGCAACTAGAGCGTTGTTACAATTGAATTATCATCCAGATGCTAAATGGGTGTTTCCGCCAGGGGCTCCACCATATACTCCTTCACAAATAGCTGATTCGACTCCCAATTCTCTTCATTTTGAAGTGAAGAAGTTGGATTACTATATGGATCCTAGTCCGCATGATCTTCCGTTGGTGAGGAGGGAATCAATGTTTATTCAATTATTAGAACGACTTGACCCCATAGATGCAGAAATTATTCTTGCTGTTAAGGACCGAAAGTTGTCTTATAGGGGGTTGACTTATAAATTAGTTAGGGATACTTGGCCGGAGCTTTTGCCAGAACAAGTGGAAGAGAAGAGTGAGGATACATAAATATAACTACATTTGGTTAATGATCGAGTATTTAATGTGTCAGTGATTGAAAGTAATAACCAAACATAGGTACAAGTATGGTAAAAGTAGTAAGAATATTTCTTATTCTTGTTGCTACACTATGGTATACAACTTCACATCTCAATAGCAATACAACAGTCCCG